TAATAGAGGGTTACCTAAGAGAGTTTGAGGCAAAGGGAATATCCTCCTTAGGCGTTGAAGGAGCCATCAACCAGGGAGTAAACAATGGGCGTTTAGTGGTAGCCGAAACCGCTAGAATTCCCAAAGATTCCAACTACTTCAACTGGTCCCCCGTACTGCCAATAAACTCAATCAGCTTGTTGGAGTCTAAAGCAGCCTCAGACATCACCAAAGTAAGCGCTCAAGTAAAGGACCAGATACTTAGGAAAGTGCAGGTGGGTCTGGCCCTAGGTGCTCCAGTAAACGAAATTGCTGATGACATCCTAGGTGTGGGCTTAAAAGGCTCAAAGGGACGTGACGGTGTATTCAGGTCTGCTTCTGTACGTGCTGAAACTATTGCCCGCACGGTATCCAACGACCTGATAAACGAGGGCGCACTTATTACCTACAATGGTGTAGACCAAGTAACACCTGAGTTGGACCTGAAGAAGATATGGCAGACGCTTTCTGACAGGCGTACGTCTAAGCGTTGCTTGTCCCTAAGTGGTCAGGTCAGGGGCTTGAAAGAAGAATTCAATGCATCAGACGGTTGGGCTGGAGAACACCCATCTGCACACCCCAACTGCCGTTCTCGCATAACAGTCAAGAGCGAGCCCTACAACAGCAAGTGGGAATCCCGTTGGCCAAGTAAACCAATAAGCATACCCAAGCCTCCTGTAAGCATACCTGTAAGTGTGCCCAAGCCCACTGTTAGCACGCCTCTAAGTGTGCCTGTGAGTGTTCCTAAAAAGCCTAGGAAAAACGCTAAAAAGTCTGAAAGAATGCCTGAGCCAGACGCACTAAGTATCCCTAAGAACACTGTTCTAAGCGAAAACCCAGCATTTAATGACGCCAGCCTACAAGCAGCAATCAGAAGCTTGCCCACAGCTCAGGCCGAATTGATTGAAAAGTTTCTCAAGAATACAGACGTCCAGACAGTGTTCTCAACTGAAAAACCTAAGAGTGTTCAAAAGCTTGTAGATAGCCTAAAGTTTTCAGGTAGTTCTGAACACAGGAACATTTTCAATAAATCAGTAAGTGCATACGCTTATAGAGACGACGACGGCAACAAAATGGTGGCTAACGGGTACACGAGTAATTACTATAATCACATTCAAGTACGCCTGATTGAGCCTATAAAGAAGTTTAATCCACAAGTCAAACTTTTGCAAGCTTCAGACAAGAAAGTTGTAAGTAAGCACCTAGCTGATAAAGACTACATGGCGTGGTCTTATTCAGAGTTTCTTGATGAAAAGGGCCCAGAGCAAATCTTGTGCACTATGCTACATGAAATAGGCCATCAAATGCAACACAAGGCAGGATTTGGATACCAAGGTGCCCCTGAAAATGTTTGGTGGTTTACTGAGTACGGTGACCCCAACGACGACCAGGCGGAATGGCACGCAGAAAGCTTCCGGTTATGGGCAGTATCACCTGAACTGTTTAAGGAAAGTGACCCTCTAGGATACGAATATATCAACAGCATGGCCATTAAAGCCGCAAACACACCTAGCTTTAATCACATTCCAAAAGATACTAAAAATGGTACTAAATTACAGGATAGAAAATAACAATGCCAGTTTATAAATCTCAAAGCACACCTAAGCCTAGAAGAAGCCCACTGTTTGGTAAGCTCCATAAACTTAAGATAAACTCTCCCACACTTGAAGTGTTTATAAGTAAGCTCTCTAAAATGGAGTTTACCCCTAAGCAACGTAAAAGGGTCGGAGAGTACCTAGAGATTGCGTTGGTATATTATTCATCGTCTCCTGGGCCTCTTTAAGTGGTCTATAGAACAAACCTTAGCTAGGGCAGTTGTATGTCTGTTCGTGACTTAGAAGTACGCTTAACTAGGCTTGAGGACAGCATACTAGGGCGCCTAGGCTACCGAGAGTACGAAGTCAAGGTAGGCAACCAGTTGTTGGACCCTCAGCCAGAAGTTGTTCAAAAGTCTGTTGCTTCTTACTCAGAAACAAAGTTAGCCAGCTTTATTAATGCCCTAGGTGGGCGTGGAAATCCAATAAGCTATTTTGAGCTTGAAGTAAGCAGATTGGTGCCTGAGGCAGTCGTTCGAAGCTATCAGTACTGGTCTCTTAAGCGTGATGGCTTTGTGTCTGAATGTTTGCCCGTTTCTATAACAACAACAGACGCTCGCCATAGAGTAATTTTAGCGGCCATAAAGATTGCGCAAAGTATTGACTCCAGCCCAAATACACTTGACAGCCTAGAAACTTCTTGGGACAGCCATGTGTCATATTTTGATGGAACGTAATTAGGCCCGGGCCTTTTAATTGCCGCTATAGCTAAGAAACCTATTTTGCACTTAGAATGACTCAACAAACTCTTAACTTAGGTACTTCCCCTAACGACGGTACAGGAGACTCTTTAAGAGTTGGTGGGGCAAAAATTAACGAAAACTTCACGGAGCTTTATGAGCTGTCTGAAGACAACTTTGATGGCACCTACGGCAGTCTCACTGGCACCCCTACAAGCTTTCCACCAGAGGCTCACAACCAGGCCGCAAGCACTATAACCGGATTGGCCTCCGTAGCCACCACAGGACAATATAGTGCACTACTAGGCATACCACTTGCATTCCCACCAGCCTCCCACAACCAAGCCTGGAGCACAATCACGGGCACTCCGACGTCGCTTGCAGGGTATGGCATCCAAGACACTGTAAGCACCTTTGATGGCGCTTACGGAAGCCTCACAGACACACCTACAGAATTTACACCTGCTGCTCACAACCAAGCCTGGAGCACAATCACAGGTACACCTACGTCGCTTGCAGGCTATGGCATTCTGGATGGTGGCGGAAGTGATTTTAATGGCGCTTACGGCAGTCTTACTGGAGTGCCAACAAGCTTTACACCGGCTGCTCATGACCAACCTTGGAGTACAATTACTGGCACACCTACCTCACTTTCTGGGTATGGCATCCAAGACACGATAAGTGACTTTGATGGCGCTTACGGTAGTCTTACTGGAGTGCCAACAAGCTTCACGCCGGCTGCTCATGACCAACCTTGGAGCACAATCACAGGTACGCCAACGTCACTTGCTGGGTATGGCATCCAAGACACTATTAGCAACTTTGATGGTGCTTACGGCAGTCTTACAGGCACACCTACAGCATTCACACCGGCTGCTCACGACCAAGCCTGGAGTACTATTACAGACACTCCGACGTCGCTTGCTGGCTACGGTATCCAAGACACGATAAGCACCTTTGATGGCGCCTATGGTAGTCTTACAGGCACACCTACAGCATTCACGCCGGCAGCTCATGATCAAGCCTGGAGTACAATTACTGGCACGCCTACTTCTTTAGCTGGGTACGGTATCCAAGACACGATAAGCACCTTTGATGGCGCCTACGGTAATCTTACTGGTGTCCCAACAAGCTTCACGCCGGCCACTCATAACCAAGCCTGGAGTACAATTACGGGCACGCCTACTTCACTTGCTGGGTATGGAATTCTGGATGCTTTTTCAGCAGCTCCCGTCCGGTCTGTGTCTGGTAAAACAGGTGCCGTACAGCTTAACAGCCAAGATGTGGGGTTAGGCTCGGTAAACAATACGTCAGACTTCTCAAAGCCCGTTTCACAAGCCACTCAATTGGCATTAAATAGCAAAGTTGGAGCCTACACCGAGAGCCAAGAAGTCACATACGTAAACAACACTACTATTTCAATAGCCCACCAATTAGGTTCTGTTCCTAAGGACTGGCACATAGTTATTAGGTGCAAGACTGCTGAACACGGATACCAGCCAGGTGATGAAATTTTGCCTTTCATAGGTGGTAAAAACCCACAAGTTACAATTTTTGGGTGCTATCCTTTTGTTACTGATCAGAACGTGGGTCTTATTACTACTCAGTCTATACCTATTTTAAGTATCCCAGCACGTACGTTTTTTAACATAACACTTGATAGCTGGAGAATTGTTGCAAGATGGAGAAGTTAATGGAAGTTTATTACAGTTTGAACAAAGTATTTTATTTGCAAGTGGGTGGTGAAATACCAGCAGGTGCAACAGTCTTTGAAACACTTGAAGATTTTGAGTTTGCAAAGGAGCTAGAGGTTGGCCAACCCCCAGACTGGGACGGCTTTACGTCTGCCTTATTATCTGATGACCGCCTCAATAAAGTACTTGGAGAAGCCTTTGTAAAAGCACCTGCTGTGGCCCTAGGTGTGACTGTAGCATTGGGACAAGTAGCTAAAGATGGCCCGAGCGCATTCAGCGTTGCTTTTCCGGCTCTTTGTCAGCTAGGTGGAGCAACTCAGAAGGACGTAGAAAGCTGGGCAACTATGGCATCAGACCACAACTTACCTAGGGACTTTGTGGCAGTAATTATGGACGTTATCCCACCTAAGTAAACCCATGACAAGTTTAGTGCAACTTAAGACCAACTTAGAAAGCTTCCTCAGGTCTACCTTAGGTGTGCAAGCATGGGACACTATCCAGTTCTCCATGATACCTACGGACGCTCCTAAGGGGTACTTTCAATTGTCTGAGATTACCTACGGCCAATCCACCCAGTCTCTTTGGCTAGTAGGCATAGGTATAGCCAGCCTCTCTTTAAGTGGTTTAGACAATCAGATTGCCACCATACTTGAGGCTATAGAGGCAAACTATTACTATCCTCAACCTTGCATAAATGGGCTAGGTGCCCTAAGCATACCAGGGTCCATTCAGATTGAGGTCCCAGACTCTTACGCAAACCAGTCAGGCATCTCTCAGACTACCGGCTTTAGAACTGCGGTAACCTTTCAGCTGTCTATAAGCTTTGCGCGATAACCCCTAAGTGAGCCCTAAGTAAGATGGCAACCGTTAAGTTTTCAGGACAGGAACCAACAAACTTTTACAACAAGTCCAAGGCTGAACTTGTAGCAATCGTAAACCAGGAGGCTGCCAACTTAGAAACGGCTCTTGTAGAGGCCACCCCAGGTGACCGAGGTGGGCTCAGGCAGGGTTGGGTATTTAAGCCAGCCACTGAAAGCAAACTTCAAGCAATTGTTGGGCAAAGTAAGGTTTACTTTTTGCCTCTTGAGTTGGGCCGCAAACCAGGTAAGGGAGTAAGTGCAAAAGGCCAGCAGGAATTGGCAAAATGGTCTATACGCAAAGGCATAACTGGAGACCCAAAAGAAGCCAAATCGTTCGCCTTTTTGGTTTCAAGGAAATACAAGCGTGAAGGTAAGACTGCACTTGGATTTGCGGGTTTGGCCACTGAGGGTGCTCAAGCAAGCTCCGTAAACTTAGATGAAATCAAGCCTGTAGGTGGGCCTATTCTAGAGGGATTTAAGAAGCTCACTGAGCGCCTTAAGTAAACTCGCCCAGGGCCACTTACACTAGCCTTAGGTAATGTTATAAAATCACTAGGCAGGTCCACGAGGCCTGAAGAAATATGGGTCTCATTACAGGCTTTATTGAAGGGCTAATCAAGTACGACGCTGCCGGAGTATCTAAAGCACTGCCCTTCCAAGACAAAATTGAAGGCGCCAACTTCAAGTATATGAGCGAAAGCTTGCTTGTAGAAACGTTTGGCCAAGATGGCATGAAAGGCGCCTCTGAAGCGTGCCCTTACCGCCATGAGTGTAGCATTGAGTTCAACAGCAAGAACCTAGCGTGGTCTTTCCTCCAAGCTGCAACAAACACCATTGCACGCGCTTCGACAGTACCTAGCCAAATCACTTACTCCCAGGTGCTGACAGCTGACACAATTACCGCTGGTACATCTACTCTGACTGTTGATTGGACTCCGGTAGCTGGTACAGACATTATCGTGTCTGACATCAACGGCATTCAGTATGACGTCACTCTGGACTCCGGTTCTTTGGAAATTGAAGGTGTTACCGCAGGCCTGAAAGTTACCATCACTTACACTGAGGCGCCTAGTGGAAGCAACAACGAAATTGCTTTAGGTTCTGGTGCTAAGCTAGGTGAGATTGGCGTTTACGGTCGATTCAACGGTTGTCCCGATACTTTGCTGGTTCAAGTTAATCGCGCAATCATTGACGCCAACCTGGAGTTTGCTGTAGGCACGGATGCCGCTTCTGCCACACTGGTAGCAAAAGCACTCAGAGACCCAGCAGGCAACTTTGCGACCATCAAGCGCCTGTAAACCAATGCCTCCGGTTTACTAGTAGGTATCTTGTATGCCTATAGGTTTGCCGAGAGGTACCATAGCAGCCCTGTGACGGACATAAAAGCTTTCCAGTCAGTAGTACCCAGTAGTCTACTTGGCAAGCCTTTATGGACGTCGTGGGGCTGCCCACAATTAACCACCTACGCATACTTAAGCACATGTCCTCATTTCAAGTAAACAATGAAGAGTTGGGATTCAACGGAAAAGAATCTTTATTAGTAATTAAGCCACCCACTGGAGATGCTGTTGTTGTTTCTGAGTTGGCATTGAACGACTTTGAGGTTTTTTACAAGAAGTGGTCTCTAGCCATGCAACTAGGTGGGAAAGACGATTTCTTAAATTCTTGGACATTCAACCAGCCATTTAGAAGCCTAATTACAGAATGCTTACAAACAGCCGGAGTCATGCAACCGGAGCTCTTGAGGCTGTCTCAGTTAGAGGCTTTGCTTCTGTCTTATGAGGGGAAAGAAGGGCTATTGTTCCAGTTGCATAACACATTCCCAAAGCTCCTAGCCCAAGAGCCTCTAAGCAAAACTTGGGTGATGAATTTAGCGACTGCCCTGAGCCTGATAACTTTGATGTTGCAAGAATCTTTGCATACTCTGAGTTGGACGGAGAAGCCACTTGTTCAGCTTGGCCTCTTTCACGTGTCATGCGTATCCTGGCTATCAAGGCGTGGGCTTCTTTCCTCGGAGATGAAGATAGGGTTGAAGCCTCACTTGGAGAAAGATGGAAAGACAACGTTAAGAATACCCAACTAGACCTGAATCTCTTGAACGTAGGATAGCAAAAAGCCCCAAAGATTTACTCTAAGGGGCTTAATGCATAATTGGTCTCTTATTTTACTCGCTTAACGCACTCCTGGATTGCTTTGTCAGTTGTGTCGGTGCCGGAATTCAAAGTGGTTACTACAACAGGTGTTTTCTTGTATCCTCTAACTACGGATGCTGCTTCTTTGGCAAGTTGTTCTACAGACATGTGATTGGTGCTCTTTGTTTGGTACTCTTAAAGTATACCCCGAACAAATTTATAGAGTAACCTGGGCCGGTAATGCTGGGAAAGAAACCACATTATTAAGCGTGCCCGATTTTTGCTTCAGGTCTTCTTGCTGTCTATCATCCCTCTCCTGAAGTCTCAAGACAAGGTTACCTAGGGCTGCTAGGTCCCTTGGGTGTATGCTTGAAGACTCTCCAGTTTCTGGGTCTATCACTTCCTCACTTAAGGCTTGGTAAACTTTAAGCTTAAGTGCCTCAAAGATGTCTGCTTGTTTTGTATTGGTAGGCATCTTTCGCCCTTAGCCTTAGAATAGTACACCTAGAAGCAACCCTAAATAGGCCTAGGGTTGCTTTTGTATCCAGGGCCATATTTTGTTGGCTATTAGTCAGGCATACTCAGGAACGCATAAATGAGATACGAATCCCTTATTGGCAACGGGTTTGAAAGGTGGTCCACTGGAGCATATTCACCTGGACAACTAGAGGCATTTTCTGACTTTGAAAATAGCTTCATCCTTTTGTCAGGTGCATACCGTTCAGGCAAGTCAGAAATTGGCTCCCGAATGGCTATCCGTCATGCTATGTTCTTCCCCAACAGTAAGGTAGGTATTTTTAGGGCGTACCTTGCAAGCCTACGTAAAAGCACCCTAATAACGATGCTTGAGCTAATCCACCCAAGCTGGGTAAAAAGCTGGTCAAACACTTACTTACAAATGGAGCTACTCAACGGCTCAACAATATCGTTTATTGGCGCGGACAGTCCAGACCGCTTAGGTAGCATAGAATTGTCGTTTGCGATGATTGATGAGGCCTCTGAGCTTTCCCAAGAAAGCCTAGGTATGATTCAAGGCCGGCTATCAGGCAACCTAGTGCTACCTAGTAACTACAAGGAGTTGCCTGATAATATCAAAAGCTATGTGGAGAAGACCATAGGTATACGTCAGGTGGTTCTTGCATGCAACCCTAAGAGCACGGGGCATTATCTTTACAAGCGTTTTGTAAGTGAACCCCAGCCAGGCCACGTGGTATACAACTCAAACAGCGTAAGTAATCCAAACTTGCCTGAAGTTTATTTGGTAAACAACCTGTCTGCGTATGTTAGGCCTGGAGTAAGCCGTGAATGGGTTATTGAGCAGGTGCGTAGAGTCAGAGCTGGAGAGGTGGACCCAAACGGCCTACATATGATGGACAGCTTGACACCCTTTGGCCAAAGAAATCTACTTGGCTTGTGGGTGGCTTTAGAGGGTGCTATTTACGCAATCGATAAGGATGCTCACGTAGTTTCCCAAGTGCCTGATTTTTGGGGTCCAAGCTTGGGCCATTTTGTAGGTGGTGACTTTGGTTTCCATAACCCACGCCTAGCTGTACTTAGCCACCACAGATTCTTGCAAGGAAACCAAGTTGTAAACGCTTACATAATAGTCGACGGCTGGCACAAGAAAAACGCCACCGGAGATGACCTGGTGTTAGCGCTAGAAGTACTCAAGGAAAAGTGGTGCGCTAAGTATGCATACTTACCACATGACCAACCAGGCATCAAAAAGACAGCCAAGAAAACACTTGGAAGCAGCTTCATCAAGAACGCCAAAAACGCTGTAAACGCGGGAATAAACGTAACCAGCCGTTTCCTCAACCAAGGACGCTTACTCATACTTGATGGGTGCACAGACTTTGACCTGATTTGGGCAGAGTTTTCAGGCTATGCGTGGAAGTCAGCAAGCGACGGTGGCTTCAAAGATGAGCCCGTAAAAGCCGAAGACCACTACCCAGATGCTGTCCGGTACCTCTTGTATACCAGGCATTACAGGGACGAAGCCAAAGTGGTCAAAGGAGAAACTGAGGAGATTACCTACGATGTGCCCACAGTGTTTCCAGGTGGCTTATTTTGAGCACCTAGATTAACCACCTAAAGGCTAGCGAGGTACACTTATAAAGCAAACTTAAGGCAAGCTCTATGACACTCTGGAATTACAAGGACCCTAGCAAAGACTCTGAGTTTACTAAGGAAGACGAGGAAACACTTAAAAAGATGTACAATAAGCCAAAGAAAGCACCTAAGAAGAAAAGCAAGTAGGCAGCCTAGGCCACTTAAGGGTTACTTAAGGTTAACCTTAGGAGTGACTCTCAAGTGGCCAAAAGTATATACCAGATTCTTATTGACATTGAAGGCGACAAAGATGCCAAGTCAGCCATCGAAGGCCTAGGTAAGGCAGCTGGTTTAACGGGTGCAGCACTTACAGCCTTCTCTACAGGTGCCGCCAAGCTTGCCGCAGACTATGAAACAGCAATGGCAAACGTAGCAACAGTCTCTACTGAAGCTACTGGCAGCACTGAAGAATTTTCCGCAGCGCTCTATGAAGCCCAAAATCAACTAGGTGGCGCTCTTAATGTACAGGAAGCAGCGGTGGCTTCCTACGGTATTTTGTCTGCAGGCATTAAGGACCAAGATGCCGTAATCCAAGCGCTTACAAGTAGCCAGAAGGCTGCCATTGCTGGACAGTCAGACCTGACGTCAGTAACTAAAGCGGGTGTGGCTATTGTAAACTCCTATGGGGATGCACTTGGAGAGGGACTAACGGAAGCTGAAAAGTTTGATAAGGCCATCAACCTTATGATTCAAACGCAACTAGATGGTGATCTTACTGGTGATGAATACGCAGCCAGTATTGGTAACGTTGCCGCTAACTTTAAGGCGGCTGGCGTTAGCATGGAACAAGTTAACGCAATAATTGCAGTAACCACCGCTGGGGGTATTGCATCCGCTAGTTCATTTACAAGCTTAAGTCAGGCTATCTCTAACATTCAAAAGCCAACCTCAATGGCTATTGAAGAAGCCGAGCGCATGGGCATAAAGTTTGATGCCGTAACTTTGCAAACCCAGGGTCTTGATGGCATACTCCAACAAATGGTGGCCTCTGGAAAGATGCTCCCGGATACCCTTGCCAAGATGTTTGAAAGTACTGAAGCAAGGTCCTCAATTGCCGTACTGGTTGACAATCTAGATGGCCTTGAAGTTGCCTATCAAAATCAGCTAGATGGGCTAGGTGCACTTGATAAAGCCTATACGCTAACTTCAGACACAGTGAATCAGCGCGTAACCAACTCAATGAACCTTTTGCAAGGTAGCCTGATAAAGATGGGCCAGGGTGTGATTATCACCTTTGAGCCGTTCATTGCAATGGTTTCGCAAGTTGCCGATTTGTTAACTAAAGCTAGCCCAGAAATGCTACAGTTTGCGGGTGCGTTAACGGCCGTAGTAGGTGTTACACTCACGCTAAACGGTGCTGTGCTAATTAT